CAACCAGGACTACGCGGCCTCCGTGGTCGACGCGACGCTGAACGGCCTCGTCGGCTCGACCACAGCGTTCGTGTTCAAAGCGACCGGGGCCTCGGTTAGTGCGACGAACCCGTCGTACGCCGGCACCGTCGTCGTGACCGCTTACACACCGATGTCAGCCGAAGTGGGCACCCTCAGCACCCTGAGCGTGTCCTGGCCCGTCACAGGTGCCATCACCCGCGCAACGTCCTAACCCGAACAGAGGGGCAACATGAAAAACAGCATGAAGATCACGCTCCGCGTGTCTCACGACGGCGCCGAGCGGACCCTGGTCGCCGGACCGGCCGCCATAGTCGCCTTTGAGCGACACTGGGGCCTGGGGATCGGCGCAGCGATGGCCGAAATCCGGGTTGAACACCTCGCGTGGCTGGCCCACCGGGCCGCCTGGCAGGAAGCCCAGGCCGGCAACGGGCCTGCCGTCAAACCGTTCGACGCGTGGCTAGACCAGCTGGAGGACATCGAAGCGGTCGGCGACGAGGACGACGAAAGCCCTTTGGATGGGACGCCCTGACCGTTCAGGTGGCCGCTTTGGCGGTTCGGACAGGGATCGGCCCGATGCAGCTCATCGAGTGCCCACCGGAGGTGCTGAACGCCGTGTATCGGGTGTTGGAGTACCAGGCTGACGAACAGGAGAAAGCGAGGCAGCGGCGCTAATGGCAACCCAGTTCGACACCCTGACCGGTTCCAGCGATTTCCGGGTGACGATGAAACTCGACGAGGTCGCCGAGTTCGCCAAACGCCTCCGCTACGTCGACAAGGACACAAAAAAGGCCGCCCGGCAGGCAAACAAACGCATCGCGGAGCGGGTCGTCATCCAGATCCGCGGCGCAGCCCTGTTCGACCCGTACCACCCCCGCCAGTACGCAAAGTTCCTCCCGTCGGTGAAAGCCGTCCAGGGCACCACGCCGAAAATCAAGATCGGCGGGGCACGAAACTTCCGAGGCCCCCGCTACCGGGGCGACAAGTCGGTGAAGCTGTGGGAGGTCCAGGGCGGTGTCGAGTTCGGAACCGACCGGACCCATGACCGGCTGGGCCGCAAAACGGGACGCAAGTTCGGACCCCGCAAAAAAGGCGGCTACGTCGTGTTCCCGGTCATCAAGTCGATGCAGAAGTTTATTCGCCGCCAATACAACGTCGAGATGGAAAAGGTGCTGAAGGACCTCTAATGGCTACCCGCACACTGACCGTCAACCTGATCGGTCGCGCCGACAAGCTCAACCGGTCGTTCAAGAACGCTTCGCGCGGTGCCGACACGATGGCCGGCAAGATGATGAAGGCCACGCGCATGGCCGGCCTCGGGTTCGGTGCCCTCGCCGGTACCGCTGTCGGTGCGGCGATGGCCCTAAAACCGATGATCGACAAAGCCGCATCGATGGAGGAGGCCCTAAGCAAAAACCGGCTGCTCCTCGGCGAATCGTCGAAAGCGGTCGAAGCGTTCGCCGATACGTCGCTGGAGTCGTTCGGTGTCACAAACCTGGCGGCGCTGCAAGCCACGGGCGTGTTCGCCAGCCTCGGTGACGCGATGGGGATGTCGGAGGAAGCATCCGCGTCGATGGCTACGACCCTCACCGGCCTCGCCGGTGACCTGTCGTCCCTGCACGACGTTTCGGTTGAAACGGCCCTGACGGCGCTCCGCGCCGGCCTCATCGGCGAAGCCGAACCGCTGCGCAAACTCGGCATCCTCCTCGACGCTGCAACGATCAAAAGCAAAGCCCTCACAATGGGCCTCGTCAAAAACACGAAAGAGGCTCTCACCCCGGCGATCAAATCGCAGGCCGCCTACGCCCTGATCCTGGAAAAAGGCGCCGCCGCGATGGGCGATTTCGCCCGCACCGCGGATTCGGCGACGAACGTATCGAAGATCCTCGCCGGCCAGTGGGAACAAATACAAATCCAGATCGGCACCGCGCTCCTCCCGGCGTTCACCGCCATCGTCACCCATCTCGTCGAAGAAGTAATGCCATCCCTGGAAGAGTTTTTTGAGGACCCGTCGTGGGCTGCGATGGGGAAACTTTCAGCTGAAGCCCTGACGTCTGAGTTCGTCAAAACATCCGCCGGCATCTTTTTGGACATTGCCCCTTGGCTGATAAACCCGGTTTCTGCCGCGCTCAGTCTTGGGTTGGGGAAGCTCCGGGAACTCGCCGTCGGTTCCGGCGACGATGTCGCGACAGCGTTCACGCGGGGGTTCGCCGCCGCCATCGAACAGTTTGGACGCGATAACCCGGACTGGTATCGCGGCGACTGGGATCCTCAGGCATCCGGCACCGCTGACGGCACCGCCTACGGCGCTGCGGCGGCGTTGGCGGCAGCAGGCGCGATGGCCCCCGGCCCCGGCTTCCCGCCATTTGGCGACGATGACGGGCCGTCGGGATTCCCTATGGACCCCGGCGAGCGGTTCCCCGCACCTACCATTCCCACGCCGCTTCCACCAGCGGGGCCGCAGGTCCCAGGCCCGACGATCCCCGCACCTACCATCCCGGCGCTGCCGCTTCCACCAGCGGGGCCGCAGGTCCCAGGCCCGACGATCCCCGCACCGGGGGCACCTGTGATTCCACCGGCCGGCCCGATGGTCCCCGCACCTACCATCCCGGGGCCGCCGTCGGGGTTTCCTATGGATCCCGGCGAGCGGTTCCCCGCACCGACTGCAGCAGGGTCGGAGTTGGAGAAGTTCCTGTCGGTTGTCGGAACGACCGACTGGGACAACTTCCTCAAGGCGGTGGCTTCCGGCGGGCCGCCCAGCACACAGATAACGATCCAGTCGACGGCAGTGACAGGCCAGGAGGTTGTCGACGCCATCGGCGCCCATGTCGACATGAACGGGCCGTTGCCGCCGCATTGGCAGCAGAGCGCAAACTAGCCGATGGCTTCGCCGACGTTCACCGTTCAGATCATCCTCGGCGCGTCGCTGCGGGACGTAACTTCAGACGTTCGCGCCATCAAAATCAACGTCGGCCGGCAACGTGTCCTCGACACGTTCGCAGCTGGCACGTGTCGCATCTCACTCAACAACGATGACGCGAAATACACGCCGCTGGGCGGCGGCACCTATTCAGACGCCCAATGGATCAACGCCGAAGTTCGCGTGTCGGTGAATTTCAACTCGGCAAGCAATTCGACGCCCCTGTTCCGCGGCGTCTGCGACGACATCGACGTCCATTTCCCCGATAAGACCCAAAGTGTTCTGGTCGTGAAGGCGTCCGATGGCCTGTCGAAGCTGGCCCGTACCGAACTGGTCGACAACATCAACGGGGTGACCGGCAACGCGACATTCGCCGAACAGGTCGGATCGGCCCGCTTTTCGGCGGTGCTGGACAACGGACAAGTCGATTACCCGGACGAGTCGTCGCCGCTGGACCGCGCGGTGGACACCTCGTCGATCACGATGGCCGCCGAAACGGTCGCCAGGCTCCAAACGTCGACCTACCTGGCGCGCCTCGCCCAATCCGAGGACGGCGCCATCTACTGTCGGCATGGCATCCCAGCGGCAGCGGCGGCGACGGCGGCGAACCGCGGCAACGTTTTGACATATAAAAAGCGTTATGCGTCGTCGTCGGCGACCGGTTTGACGTTCGGCGGGTCGTCTGCCACGACCGCCACACCGCCGTTCACATCGGTGGTCACGCAATTCGGCAGCGAGCTGCTCTACACCAGGGGTATTTACGCCGGGTCGACCGGCACAGACAAAACCTACGACGAAAACGTGATCGGGCAGCCGGCGTACGGCATCAGGACCATCGTGCGGCGTAACCTGTTGAACCTGAACGACGCAGACGTGTTGGAAGCGTGCAAAAACTTTGTGGCCCTACACTCGACGCCTGCACTCCGCGTCTCGGCTATGGACTGCAAACCGCGGTCGATGACAGAGGCACAAGCCGAGAAAGTCGTCAAAATGGGTGTTTGGGATGGGTTTTCGGTGCGGTTCCGACCGGCCGGAGCGGGCGTCGACCTGTTGGAAGTCGTCCGCTGTGAAGGGGTCCGGCATGACATCACCCCCGGCGATTGGACGATGCGCGTGACGACGAGCGGCAGCGGAGCGTCCCAGTTCATCATCCTGGATTCCGAAATCGACGGCCTGCTCGATCAGAACAAGCTCGCCCCTTAGGAGACACACATGGCCCAACAAACGTTTTCCGGGGTGCCGGCCTCGTTCACAGCAGGCGAGGTTCTGAGTTCGGCCGACCAAAACCTGCTGCGGGACTACCTGATCGCCCAGATCAAAGAGGGCATGACCGGTGACACCGGTGAAATCCTCCCGATGATCATGGATCTGACCAATAATCGCATCGTGTTGGATTCGGGCGGTTTGGAGTTTTCCGACGGGTCAATTCAAACCGTTGCGAGTAGCGCCGATCCGGCTGACATGAACCTCATCGTCGGCCTCGAAATGTTCCTCTAGGGGGAAGCACCCATGGCTACCTATTCCAAAGAACTCCTGTCTGCGTCGACGAACGGTAAAGGCATCCTCGTGGCCGCGACAGCGACCGCCGGGACGACAATCCACACCGCCGTATCGGGGACGACCGACATCGACGAAATCTGGCTGTACGCCGTCAACGCACACTCCGCTGACATAAAACTGACCCTCGAATGGGGCGAAGCAACCGAGCCGACAGGCAACATCGAGATTACCGTCCCGTCGGAGGCTGGCCTGATGCTCCTGGTACCTGGGCTGCTCCTACAAAACGGCCTAGTGGTCAAAGCGTTCGCTGGGACCGCTAACGAGATCGTGATCCACGGCTACGTGAATAAGATCGACAAGTAATGAGCCTCCGCTACGCCGCCCGGACGCGCCCTGGGACGATGGTTTCGACGTGGCTTAACGACCTGCCCCGATTCGGTTATTCGACGACCGGTTCGCCGACGACCGGTATCGACGGCCTCTACACATGGCTCCAGTTCACCGGGTCCGGGTCGCTAACTTTCACAAAGCTGCCGCCGGACGGAATGTCGGCAGACGTCATGGTGGTCGCCGGGGGCGGTTCTGGAGGGTCGTCCGGTGGTGGTGGGGGCGGAGCTGGCGGCATGAAAACCACCACGGGTGTCGCATTGTCAGCATCGACGTACACGATCACTGTGGGCGCTGGTGCAGCGGTTGCGACCCAATGGGTCCAAGGCAACAACGGCAGCGCCAGTTCAGGTCTCGGCACCTCGACCTCGGGTGGCGGTGGTGGTGGCTCCAATCAGGCATCGGCGCATTATCCGGGCATTTCTGGCGGTTCAGGTGGCGGGGCTACCGTCCACGACGTGGGCGGTGCGGCCACCAGCGGCGAGGGGAGTGCGGGCGGCGATTCGGGCGGTGGGGCCACCTACTACAACGCCGCCGCTGGTGGTGGCGGCAAGTCAGCCGTCGGAGCGAACGTGGCCAGCACCAATGCTGGAGCGGCCGGTGGGGCTGGGCTGGCGAACTCGTACACGGGGGCATCAGTGACCTACGCAGGCGGGGGCGGCGGCGGCGGTATCGACTCGGGTGGAGCCGGCGGGTCCGGCGGGGGCGGGGCGGGCGGGTCCACGGCCACGCCCGCCGGTA